GAGAATGATATAGGGGCTTTTGTGTTTAAAAAATATGTAGAAAAGTTTGGCTTAGTCAGTGGTATCGTAGAGTTTATAATTAACTTTCGACTGGTATATCTCCTCAAAACGAAGGATGATGTGCTACGAGAAGTTAAAGTAGAACTACCTGACTTACAATCTTTAATATGTCTTAACTCAAAACCTGAAGAGAATGAGCCAACAGAGCCCGAATCTCCCTCCTGGGAAACCTGGTAAATCCTTTCTAACCATTGTCAATGCCAGAACAGTGAGGTTATCTGGGGACATCAAGCAGTTCAAACCAATCTATGAAGAAGACGATATTGTCAAACTAGAAGGGGAAGAGATGACCTATTCTATTGGGCAGTTAATCAGACCTAAAGTACGAACACCTTATAAGATCAATGTAATTCAAAAGCTAACTGCAGGGGGAAATCCAAATCTCCCTGCACAAGGCTATGACTTCTCGATTGCCAGGACAAATCTGTCCTCAATCTTTGCTGCTCCTCTACTTGGTGGAAACAGAGAGTTGTTCTTATGGGATAAATACTTTATCAATGCTTTTGTAGAAACTCATGAAGAGAAGGATGTCATTGCATTACTGTATAGGTTTTCAGCCGATCCCTTATTCTTGAAGTTCGAGTCTGCACTATGTGCATTCAGAACATTTAAGTACAAAGTTGACACTGATTCTTATCATGTAATGTTTGTATTTGACATTCCCGATACATCTAAGAGTTCTTACGAAAGATTGATGGCAGGTGAGTATTCTAAGATTGATGATTTCCTCAAGCTAAAGATTCTAGACTATCATGGATTTAGTATGGACGGGCAGACAGCCAGAGTCCTGTTTAAATCTGAGATACTTAGAAAAGAGCTAGAGGAGAAGCTTGAATGTTCAATCCCGGATAGCAATGAGCTGCATTCTATATTCGACATGACTCAGGAGAGATTTGATCCAGATTATTATTACACAGCTAAGTCTGTGATAGAAAAGAAAAACCAATTTAATGTCAAAAGTACTTGAACAATTAGGGGATTGGGCTCCAGTTTATTTGCAGGCAACTGAAGAGCTCGGTCTTGAATACGAAGTGCTCAAGTCAACTTTGAAAGCAGAAAGAACCTCTAGGATTGTTTACCCAAGCAGTCCAGAGGTTCTTCGAGCTTTTGAGATGACTCAACTTAAAGATTTAAAAGCAGTGATCATTGGCCAAGATCCGTATCACAATGGTGCTGCTACTGGTCTAGCCTTCGGGGTTAGAGCAGGGTTTAAGATTAACCCAAGTCTTAGAGTTATTTATAAAGAGCTATGTTTGGAATACGGGGAAGAAGAACTACCAAACTTTGATTTCAGTCTAGAACACTGGGCAAAGCAAGGGGTACTCCTTCTCAATACAACATTAACTGTGGTAAAGGGTCATCCAAATTCCCATGAAAGCCTGTGGAGAGGCTTTGTAGATAAGATGGTTACCAAGATGGTCAGAGAGAAAGACAATGTTGTATTTCTACTATGGGGTAAATATGCACAGAACAGATTCGAAGCCTTAGTTAAGGGGACGAATATGTACGATGGCAAATCCCACGTTGTAATTACTGCACCACATCCAGCAGCTGAGGTTTATGGAAGTATGAAAGCTGGGTTTGTTGGGAGTAATTGCTTTATGAAAGCTAATGATAACCTATCCACTCCTATTGATTGGATTAACGGGGACTACGAAATAGAGCATCCGTTACCTCAAGATACTTGGGATGGTGGGCAAATACAAGAACCGTGATGGCAGATATAACAATGTGCTCAGGTGAGGATTGTCCACTGAAAGAAAGGTGTTACAAGTTCACAGCCCCTAAGAATAATTGGAGGCAGAGCTTTTTTCTCAATCCACCTATCAAAGAGGATAAGACTTGTGATCATTTTTGGGATAATAATTCTTATACCCTAGAGGGTGCAAAAGTCTAATGTCTAATTAAAAAAATCCTTACCGGGTATAAAAATGAAAGAGCCAAGTAAACTATTACAGTCAGTAATCATGGATCTAAAAGTCCGTGAAGAGAGAGGATTAGCAACATACGGTACAACTATGGATAGGAAGGACCTATCTAAACAAGAGTGGCTGCAACATGCCTATGAAGAAGCTCTTGATTTAGCTCTGTACTTAAAAAAGCTGATGGAGAGTCATGATAAGCTGAAGATAAAAGAAGAGGGGCGATAAGCCCCTTTTTCTAGCCTCATTTTGTAGGACTACCTGTAAAGAATTTCAATGCTTGGTCTGGAGTTCTTGATTGTTCAACACCTCTCATAATTGGAACTAGCTTCTCAAACATTACTGCTGTCTTAGAGTCTCCTTTTAGATTATCCCCAGATTTTCGTTGGTAGAATAATTCGTCTTGGAATGAGTCTACATCAAATAGTCTGTATGGGAGTTCATATACAAACAGTTGCTTTAATAGTTTAGCTGCATCTACTACAGGTCTTAGCGTAGCACTAGGAGATACGATAAACTTGTACATATCAGGAATACCAATAATTGGTATAAATTGTCCGAGTTCAGCATTGATACGTAAGGTCTGATATGCAAAGAATGATGTTACATACTCATCGTCATCGTCATCAGCTTTGAGTGCTGCTGTCAACAGACCTCCTATACCCATAGTTGTAAGCCACATACTTAACTCCATAGCAGTACGTTTAACATTAGCCTTTTCCATCGGAGTCATCATTTTAAACACTGACCCAAACTTGAACCCTCCTTGCACTACTTCTTTTATGTATCTACCGAAGCTATTGTACATACCTTCAGATATTGTATCTGTCTCTAGGTCTAAGTGTAGCTGATCTCCATACCCAAATCTTTTTCTGATAGCAGGTTGGAAGTATCTACGGAACAAAAGGGCCATTTTACCGTACCATCTTCTGTTTGCCATAGGGTCATCAAACTTAGATTTAATCTGGTTAGTTTTTTTGTATATCCCAGATACTAAGTTTATGAAATTAATCTTTTTGAAATTAGCAACTCTAGGATCAATCCCCCACTTACCATTTTCATCTTGTATATAGACTTCATAGAGGTTAGCAGGTTTGCCTTCTTCATTTAAGATTACATTTCCTTTCTTATCTTTAAGCTTACCTCTGTACGAATCAGCAAGGGCAAGACCTCTAGTAATAGCTGTTTCGTGTTCAGCCATATTCTGAAGGAAGAATAAAGAGTTCCTATCTATTGCTTTAACTAATCTATTTCCAGCTCTCTTATCTTTATAATCCTCTAAGCTATTCAAAAGCAAATCGAAGTCGTCTATAAATCTTGCAAGTTTAGATGTCTTTCTGAATTTACCAGCATCAGTTAAAGTCTCACCACTAGCAATAGCTTTTGTATAAGTTGCCTTTCCCCAGAATGCATTAGTCTTATTAAAGTACTGACCGGCTATAGACTCTTCCATTATTCTCACATTATCTATGAGGTACTGGTTAGTTGCCTGCAGGGCATTAAGTGCAAGAGAGTTTAATGCTGTAAATGTTACTAACTTATTAGAGAGTTTGTTAACACTTATAGTTCTTCCAAATATATCTAACTCTTGTTTTATCTCTTCCTCCCCAAAAAATATCCTGTCTATAAACTCAGTAAGGTGTCTGAAGTTGTTAGATTGATCATCAATCCTTCTGCTCTGTCTAGAGATACCAAGCTTATTAGCAGCATGGCTTACGAATGGGATGTTATCAGCTGTTACATCAAGAACTTCTCTACGTTCTATGATATCTCTCATTATGATAACGGACCCTGTGATCTCTGATTTTCTTTTAAACATGCTAGCCATACCAGCAAAAGCAATAATGGTGCTTCCGATGTCATGGCTTACATACTTAGCATCTGTTGGGCTTGTATAGAATATTGGAACGATCTTATTCCTTTGCTCTTTATTAGCATTGATAGTTGCTCCATAAGCATCATCAGTTTCTAAGAATGTAAATCCTCTCTGAAGATAATCCTTTGCAGAAGAAAAGACATTGTAGTTAGATTGTTGTAATCTTTCAAACCCTTCTGATTCCATGGAAGGGACTGCATATGATATCGTATCCCAATCATTTTTAATCTGATTATTAGGACCGATAGTCTTTTGCATCCTGTTGTATATCTCTAGAAGCTTATCATAATATGCTTTGATTGCAGGGTTACCCTCTTGAATAGCTTGATACTTAGGATTGAGGTACTTTGCATTAGGTCGAACAACAGTTCCTTTGAACTGATCATTCTTTTTATCATACATAGCATTAGCTTGCGATCTAAGATCTATAAGTCTTGCTTCTGCAATTGCATGTTTATCTACATCAGGCTCTTTACCATTTACACCGTGCTTTTTTACTAAAGCCTTTACCTCGTTAATTTTCTTACCTATAGCATCAAAATCTTTTTTACCCTGTTCAGTAAGAACAGTGTTGGTCTTATACCACTGAGCTACATCTCTTTCATAAGACAAACCTTTTGCAGATCTCTTCCATGCTAGGTATTCATCTCTTTCTACGTTCTTAGGCTTTTCATATTTTTCAGCAAGCTTTTTCTTCATAGCATATAGCTCTGAGTTAAACTTGGTGACATCATATTGCTGGACCAAAGTAAGAATATCCATTGGTTTTCTTCTTCCAGTCTCCGGGTCAAGAACATAGTAAGTATGTGTCTCCAGAATATCAGAGTTAAACTCTACTGGGTTTATCCCACTTCCCTTTACAGCGGCCATTGCTTCGTAGAATGGGGCAAGCTCGTCTACTATTTCTCTAACATCATCAGAGGCTTGGTAGAGTTTACTTTTAACCATTGATCCAAACAATTGCATAGATATCTGAGAAGAGTACATGATAGGGTCCATGTACACTGAGTAAGCACTTTTATCAATCTGTGCTTCTCTAAGTTCATTAATCAACGTCTCTCTACCGACTATTTTATTTTTAAGCTGCTCGACATTTAACTTTACTACTTCTGCCTTAAACTCTTCCTTAGTTAATTTCTTATCTTTTAATTTTTTAGCTAGTTTTTTATAGGCCTCATCTCTTTTAAGATTGAAAGTACGTTGGGTTGTTTTTATATTCTCAATAAGATCAAGGACTTCTGTGTTTATACCGTCTGTCATATAGTCCAATAGCAAATCTGCTTGAACCGTAACAGCCTCGTCGATATAAAATTTTTGTTGACGCTCCAGCCTATCAATAGAATTTCGTAGTTTCTCTTCAAGAGCTGTCAATTCTTTATTTGATTTTCCAGCTACAGCAAGTC